ATGTAGTTAGTGACGTTTTAAGTTCTTCTTTAATGTCGCGTGAATAGATTTCCCGTTGCAATGAGCGGAAGTTGAAGCGTATGCCCATGAACACAATGAAGTTGGCGAAGACCATGATAAGACCTGCAAGGATTACATACTGGATGTACTCCGTGCTTATTAAAGCATCACCAAAATATTGGTATGATAGCGTACCGCTCACACTAAAAATCAAGAAGGCAATCGGTATAGACCAAAAGCCATCAAATAACTCTAGTTTATAACGTAGCTTCTTGATAGCCTCGTTATTTTGACTTGCTTTTATCTGCTTCTTTGTTGCCATTTGCACGTAGTTTAAGTGAAAGCTCGCGTTCATAACGTCTCAATCTTTCGGTGTATTCTTGTTTTAGTGTCTTCTTATCACTCATGGTATACGGTTAATGATATTGCGACTGTAAGTAGGACGAAAACTTGTGGCCGTGTTGCCCGTACTAAATTGATAGTTGAGCGTATTTGTCACATCTGTGCGCGGTGATCTATCAGGCCATGTTGCAGTTGAGTATTCCGGGAACAAAGCATTGTTAGCGCACAAGTAATCCACTAACAAAGTGGTGTAGTGTTCTGCATTTTGCCTTGCACGGTCAATCATATCCTTCATGACAAGGTCACTTACCGCTACGGTGTCTTCAGATTGACGTTGTACTAACGTGCCATTGTCCATGCGATAGCTAAGGTTAGGCATAAGCTCAACCATCACCCACCATAAAAGCATCTTTTGTATATAGTCTTCTAGTAGTAGCTCATAGTTACCGCTTATCGTGCCCGCTGCAACATCTGCTTTAATCTTGTTAAGCAAATCAGTTCCCAAAAATGGAAGCAGCCACTTGTCCTGCGCAAGATATACGGCAGGATAGATAAGGTTAGGGTCAACACTACCATTAACGGTGGTGTACTTCTTGACAAAGTTTTCTGATATTAATAGTACTTCAGGCATAGTTGTAATTATTGATTAGCAAATCTTGGGTTATCGGGCAGGAATCCTTCGTAAGGCATATTGCGTGGCTCAATAGCTACCTTCGGATTATTACGCACCTTGTATCCTGCTTTTTTTACACGTGCATCCATTGCTTCTTTTAAATCAGGATTGGTCAAGTCCAAACCAAAACCTTTGGCACTTGCAAAAGTCAACTTCCTCCATGTGTGGCCACACGCCCCACCGCCTTTGTACAACCAAATGCTATACTTATCAGCACCACGAGGCCCCCATCCTTCATTTACTATTTGTTTGCCCATCTGCATGATGTCTTCTTTGCGATAAAGCTTGTCCGCTGCTATCATCTTGCGACAAAACTCACGTGAATTCTCGCGTATTTCACCATTGTATTTATAGCGCGTGTAGAACTTTACATCATCAATAGTTTCATCTTGCGTAGACCTTGCGTTAGGTCGTGCCGTGCCTGTGCTAGTAGCGAAGTTGTGCGATTCAATGCTTTCGTTGTCGGCATCATCTGTATCGTAGTCAACATCGTATTCATCAATCAACACCCAGTCTTCGTGTTGGTCTTCACCTAATGCAATCAATGCATCTGCTACTTTGTTATCATCAAAGTCCGCAGCTACTTTTTTTTTTTCGTCACTCATGATGACCTCTTGCGGTTGCAAACTACCGGGCAATACATCCGCAAAGATGGCATCGACTGTAGCCGCTGGCAATGTTGGGAATGCAGCCTGCACAATAGCCTTCGCACTTGTCACAGGAACCGCACCCGCAGCGGATTGCATTACAATGTCAACAAGCGATGTAATCTGCGCACCATTCAAAGCTGTAGCAGCGACATCTGCAGTAGTACCTGTTGCGTCCGCATCGGTTACGACAGATGCCTGTTCTGCTACAAGTGGTGTGTTTGGTATAATCTCAAAAGATACACCCGGCATTTGATTACTCAATAGTTCCGTGATGCTCTTATCGATTAGCGTTTGATATGGCTCAATGACTTGCTTGTTGAATATTTCAAGTCCCGTTGTCATTTCATCTTTGTTACTACCGAAGCCTGATGTTTCGCGTATACCAAAAAGAAGTGGCGTAGTAACACGGTGTGCGGTGATTATCTTTTGCGTTGCGGTTGTATCCATTAATTGGTACTGCTTGTCCGCATCATTAACTGGGAATGGTGTAATCTCAGTCTTTGGTTGATCGCGCTCGTTAAAGAACATTACCACCTTACCTGCATTACGCGCACCACTCATCTTATTCTCCCAGTCCATCATCATTTGCTGCTTCTGTTCGGGCGTTGCTTGGCCGTTGTAGAAGTTGATAATGGTTGAAGGAAATAAACCGTTTGAGATTTGGTTTATATGAAAGATAGAAATCTGCTTATCTAGTTCGATGTAATTAATCGCACTCCAGTAATCAGGTCGTGGATAGACATCGCTGCCTGTATAGGTAAAGCACCAATAGATTTGGCGCGGTTCTTCATTACGTGTAAGGTAGTTATACTTTGGTATGAATTCAGGCGTGTTCTTTTTCTTGCGCGTGTTGCTCCAGTCGTAGCTATGGAATATACCTACTTCGCTATCATCATCTTGGTTGACTGCAATGCGGCATTCTTCAAATGGTATCGGGTTTAGCTTGCTAATCACCGTGCGATCATTAGACCAAATGACTTCAATAAAGAAACCACCAAACAACTTCAAGTCGTGTGCGGCTGCATACGTCAAAGTGTTTACATCGAGTGCGTCAAGTTCCGCTTGATATTGTTCTGACTTGATACCCTTCCCGGCTATCATATCACCAATGGCAACGACAAGGCTACCATGTACAGGTGATTCATGCGCAAGGTCGCGCAGGTATTGTGGGAAGTCGTTTTGGTCACCGTAGTTAACCCAACCTTTGCGGTCTACTTTTTCAGCATCAGACTTAGCTACATATTCACTAAGCTTCAAGCTAACTATATTCGATTCTTTATGCTCCATAGATAATGTCATTTGATATTACTTCGCTAGGTACATCATAGAACTGCTCGTTATCGGTCAACACAACGTAGCCACGTTGTACAACACCCACAACACTACCATTCGTAGGGTTAATATTGCTAGAACTATTTTGTCCATATACCACATAGCGATATCGCCCCGCTAAGGTAAGACCTACGGTCGTTACTGTGAGCTGCGTAATGCGCACATTTTCCAACACTATGGTTGCAACCTGCGCAAGTTCTTCGCCCGTTGTGCTATTCTCTTCGTGTGTGATTATGATAAGATAGTGACTGAACGCAGTAGCGTAGTACTGGCGTGCCTCGTCTAATGAAAGAAAGACGGTTTGATTCGCTGTGTTGGTAGTTAGATAGATCATGCTTATTTATTTAAAAAGGGGCAGCACAAGCACCGCCCCCTTTACACACAATGAATACAAAAACAACAAGACAAAGTCTTAGTAAGCAGGGCTTACAGTAATACTTGGAAAGTTGTCAAATGGTACAGAGGTAAACGGCTCAAGGTGTACAGCAGGTGAAAGTTCTTCAGCAACTGTTGTAACTTGGTAACCCATCAAATCCGCCTTCTGTGCACCTGATTGTACAGTACCTGCAGTAAGCTGTGAGCCTTCGCCCGCACCTACCAACAAGATTTGGTCATCATTGGTACGTACAAATACAATCATTTTAGCCTTTGCTACATTCAAGAATTCGTTACGCATATCTTGGTTGAGCTTACCAAAAGTCCAACCCACTTCTTGAGAAAAGTAAAGTGTACCTGTTTCCAAGTTTTTGTTTACTGTCTCAATGTAAGAACCGCTATTGCGGAATGGAACGTAGCGGTAGATAGTAGCCGTAGGCAATCCGTCTACTTCGCCATTAGTACCACCATAAGTGATACCACTTTCGAAGTCTTCGTAGTTAGCAATCAAGACTTCTTTAACACCTCCGATACCTTCAAGGCATCCGAGTGTAAAACCTGTAGTTAATTCACAAGCCATAGCTATGTATATTTTAAAGAGTTTAAAGGGGGCTATTACACCCCCTTTGTTATTTTAATTATGCGCCCCAGTAGGTGATGTCTTCACCAACTGCAATCTGTGCGCCCAAGTAGAAGCGTGCACCGTAGCGTACGTTCTGTGATCCATCCAAGTTCTGCATATCCAAGATGAACACTTCGTTCATTTGGTTCTCCTGCCATGTACCCAACATAAGGTTGCTAGGTTGTGAGAAGATGATGTTGTTAGCAGTCATACCCGGACATACATAGATTTCGTACATACCTACGAAACGCTTAGATACTTCAGGACCACCTGTCAAGTACCAACCATTGCCATCGGCAATTTGCGCTTGCATATAGGCTTCCCATGCAGCCTGTCCCATGTAAAGCGCAGGCTTTTCAGCAGCACCTTTAACAGCAGCAGGAGCTGTGTTGATTACGTCCCAAATGGTTGCAATGATGTTAGCAGAAGTCAATGCACCTGAACCTGCAGATACAGCACCTGAACCTACTGCCTTAATCAAAGTTTCGAAACCATCGTATTGACCGGCTGTTGCGTTAACACCTGACCACATGATAGTCTCGTTAGCTGCAGCGATACCACCTACCAAACGGCCAATGATAGCATCTTGGATTTGGGTGTTTACACGGCCGCTCATTACATCTGCAGTAGTCCAGTCAATGAAGAAGTCCTTCTTACAGATTTGGCGTTGCACTTGGAATTCTTCCAAGGTCAAGATGCGCTCAGTCAAAGTGATTGTTCCAGTTGGAGTGAAATCACAAGTTCCTGCAGCGAAGCTTACAGTATCATCAATTTTACGTACTACTGATTTGTAAGGTACGTTAGGCTTCATTGTCACGTACTGTGCAGAAACGTTTGACAATAGTGCCTTTGCTACGATTTCACCAGCTAATTCACCTGCATAGGTGGTGGTGAGTGAAGTTGTTGTTGGCATTTTTAAATAAAATTATGAGGTGAATTATTTACTTTGTTTGGCACGTAGACCTTCCATGAAGTCGCTGAATGAGTTACCATTCGATGCAACCACGGGTGCTACATTCTTTTTAAATTCTTGTGACTTTACAGAAGGCACAGCAGGAGCTTTCTTAACTGAAGCAAGTTCAGCTTTTACGGCTTCGGCATCCTTCTTAGCGTTTTCTACTGCAGCAGCTAGTTCAGTTTTTTCAACTTCTAGTGCAGCAATGCGTTCAGACAATTGACCTATTACGGCAACGAGGTCTTCGCTGCTCATTTCAGTAGATTGTTCTTCTCTTTCGATTTCTGCTACCATTCCGTCTTCGCCTACGTAGACTTTGGTAACACCGTCTTCTAGCAAGTATTCACCTGCAGGTACAGGAACTGGGTTGCCATCGGCATCTAGTGTGAAGATGTCAACACCTACTACCCACTCATCAGCTGTTGAGTAGATTTTAGTACCATCAGCAAGCGTGCCTTCTACGGCAAACTTTACTTCGGTAGCTGCTTCAGTTGTTTCTTCTTCAAACTTGATACCTAGTGCAGATGGTTCAATGCCGTACTTTGTGAAGACTGCTTTGATTTGATTTTTGATATCTGACATTTTTGGTAATTTTGGTATAGTAGACAAAACCGCGTTTTGTTGCACACGCCAAATTGATTACCTTAGCGACTGTAAAAAATTACATACATTATGATTACCAAACAACCATTGCCCATGAACACTAAGATTAGTGTTAGGCTAAATGACAAACAACTTAAGACTGTGCAAAAGGCGGCGAAAGCTCACAAGATGAATCTAGCCGAATATGTAAGAGCGTGTATACTGTAAAGTGGTAAACTGTGTCAAAAAAAGAAGGCCCTCGTTTGGGCCTTTCTTTTTAATCTTAAATACCTAAATA